ATCTGCGGCACTGCCCCGATGGTAAAGTCAACCAAAGCATTAATTATGGCGGGTAATGCGGCGATTAACTGCGGTATCGCATCCAGCAACCCCTGGGCCAAGCCCAGGATAAGCTGTAAAGCCGCATCCAGCAGCATGGGCAGATTGTCGGTCAAGCCTTGGACAATCGTCGCGACTGCGTTTACGGCGGCGGGGATTAGCTCAGGCAAAGCTTGACCGATACCCTCCACAAGGGCAGACACCAGCTGCACCGCCGCTTCGATGAGGAGCGGGAGGTTATCTATTAGGGCGCCTGCGATGGTCATCACGGCATTTACAGCTGCCGGGATTAGTTCCGGCAAGAGGTTCAGGATTGCCTCAAGCACCTTGCTGAAAAGTTCTGTGACGGTCTGGAGCAGCAGGGGGAGTAAATCGCCCACCGCTTGCAATATGGAGCCGACCGCCGCGGGCAGCGCAGCTACGATGTTCTCCAAAACCGGCACAATGTTCGTGACGACTGCCTGAAAGGCGTCCACCAGATTCTGGGTCAGGTTTGTCATATCGGCGTTGGCGTTGCCCAGCCCGGCGGTAAACGATCCCAGCGCGGCTTGCAGCAGCCCGATTGAACCGGTGATGGTCTGGGTCGACTCCTTGGCGAAGTTCCCCGCATACTGCTCGGTAGTATCAAAGAACATCTGCATGGCAACTTCGGCTTTCTCGGCATTGGTGGCGGATGCCCAGGTGAAGTCAAGGCCTTTTGCTAAAGCGTAGGCTTGGATGTTAGTGGCATTCATGGCTACGCCCAAGTTATCCATCATGGTGAAATTGCCTTTGGCCGCACCTGCTACGGAGTCCAGCGCCATCTGCATATCGATGCCCATGACAGAGGCCATATCTGCCGCCCGCTGCATGGCTTTTTCAGTCAGTTCCAGCGACTTTTGCTGTTCGATGCCGGAGCCTTGGAACAGCGCGCCCATCTTATTAGCGGTAGCGAGATACTCGCTCTGGGAAACTCCCAGGTTTTTGTAGGCTTCTTCGCCAGTCTTCTGGATGGAGGCGGCGTACTCGCCGAACACGGCTTCTGAACCGCCCAGGTTCTGCTCCAGTTCGCCGAACTGCTGCACGACTTCTTGGCCGAGTTTGATTGCGGCGGCACCTGCCGCAACTGCAACCGCGCCCATAGTTATACCGATGCCCTTGAGTACATCACCAAGTTTTTCAAACCTGCCGCTGGCCTCGTCAGCACTTTTACCGGAATCATCTAATTCTTCGCCGAGCTTATCCGCATCGATTGTGGACTGCTCAAGTTCACGCTCCATACCGTTGAGTTCTGCTTGAGCCTTGTTTAGCTGAATCTGCCAGTTCTGAGTACGGCGGTCATTTTCCCCGAAAGAGGAGGAGGCATTGTCCAATGCAGCTTTAAGGGTGGAAATCTTCTCTTTCTGCGCGTCGATTTCTTTACTTAGAACCGCGTTCCGGGCGGTAACCGATTGTATGGATTTATCGTTTTTATCAAATTGACTGGTTACAAGGTTCATCTCACTGCCCAGCACCTTAAAAGACTGGTTGATGTCCCTAAGCGCATTTTTAAATTCCTTTTCGCCTTCGACCCCGATTTTAAGGCCGAAATTGTCCGCCATGCCGCCACCTCCTTTAGCTGCTGAATTGCACATAGAAAAGGGCTACCTGTGCATAAGCCGCCGCTTATTTGCAGATAACCCTTAAACACCTTCTGGAATGATGCCGTCTATGAACATCTCCTGTTTGGGTTTGGCCAGACCCAGAAACTGCTTGTGACACTCCCACAAGTCCATGAGCAGACCCAGCGGTGTCAGCCATGTTTCCTCTTCGGAACGGTTCAGATGCACCGTGCCGTAATAAAGAAGCCGGGTAAACAACTCATCGTCGCTTACTCGGCTCCGGTGTTTTTTAGGTCGCTCTCGCTCTCGATGTCTCGCTTGGTACCCTTAAACATCGCTTCGGTGATGGCCGCCTTGTAGCTGGCCAGTTCCAAAGGCGAGGTCAAAAGTTCCACCTCGTCCTCGGTCAGGACAGGTTTCTGAGTATCCTTGTTTTTCAGGTTATGGATGAGGATGGACTGGTTGGCTAAGAGCGTGATCAGCCAAATGATCTCATCCAGGGCGAGTTCGAAATTTTCAGCCTTCATCAGTTTCTCGCCAAGATTCTCCAGGCCGCCATAGCGGCGGGCTATTTCCTTGGTAGCTCTTGTGGTGAGAACCAGTTCAAAATCCGTGCCCCCGATATTGATTTTCGCGCTTCTCTCGTTATCCATAGGTCAGACCTCCTTTAACCCTGCGGGGCGAAGGCTGGCTCGTAGACTTCCGTGTACCAGCCGGTGATGATCGCCGCCGCCACACCGTCGTCGTCCGAGTTGACCTCCGCCTTCCAGGGGTGGTTGCCGTTGCCGTCCAGCTTGTTGCGGCGTGATACCGTGCCTTCAATTGCGGGCGTGGAGAAAGTGATGGAGTCGCCTTTGGTGGCCAGGTTCGTGGACGGCACTCCGAATTTAACTTTGTAGAACCAAAAATAGCGGTAAGCGCCATTGGCTTTCTTGGCTCGAAAGCCGATGGCGACGGGAGGTCCGCCGTCCTCGCTGGATGAGATAAGCACCCCGTTGTCGTCGGTGGCCGCCCCGGTGAGGGTTTCCGCCTGGGTGCGCCCAATGTCGTCAACACCAAGTTTCAGCTTTCCGTTTTTAAATTCTTTGATGACATAGGCCGCTCCGTCATCGGCGTAAAGGGTCGCTTCAGCCAGTTCAACCGACAGCTCTGCTGAGATTGCTTTTGCCAAGAGAACGGGGGTGCCGTAGGATTCCTCGCCCGTAGCCGCCGACTCGGTGATCGGCGCGTAGTAGAGCTTATCAAGCCCGATAGTAGCCATAGTGTTATTCCTCCTGTACTTCGTATTCTTTCGCCACGTCAATGGCGTAGTGGTGATAGCCCGTGTCATCCTCATGCCCTATGTAGCGGCGATCGGTCACGGTCATCTCCATGCCCAGCAGGGCGGCACAGATTTGGTTTTTGCGCTGAGTGTAGCCGCCCTTGGAGAACAATGACAGCCGCGCTTCCTGGGTCTCGAATTCCGGACGGTTGTCCGCATGGAGTTCGTAGGTATCAGCAAGGGGAGTGATGACTACATACTCGTCCGGGGCGACGGTGGAAAACACACCCGTTTCAACCGGGATGTGAAGCCCGTCAAGCAGGCTGTTTAATTCAGATAGAATGCTCATAGGTTTCTAATCTCCTCATCGAGCTTGACGGTCATCGCTTCGGTGCAAGCCTTCCGTGAAGCCGACTTGGCGGGCTTGAGGAAGGGCTTGGGCGGCTGACCGTGCTTGCCGTACTCGACGATGTTGGCAATCTTGGCATTGGAGCCGTCGTCCTTCCGGGGTTCCGAAAAGCCTACTTTCACGTTGAAGTTGCCGTCCCGGTCCTGCTTCGCCGGGGAGACGCCCAATGCGCCCACCAGTTCGCCGGTGGACTTGGACGGGTATTTCGTACCGCGTCCGACAGCCGAGCTTAGGTTGCCTTTTACCTTGTCCAGGACGACCTCGCCGCCCGTTTTCAGAACCCTCGGGAGGATAACATCGGTCTGATCAGCCAGCCGGGAAACCTTTAGAAGAAAGTCCTCCGGCATTTTCATAGTTACTTTAGCCACTGGGCTTCACCTCCTTGGCGAGTACCTCAATGTACATTCCACGGCCTTTAACGTTCTCTACCGAGGTAATTTCAAATCTCCCGCTTTCACAGGCAATAAGCATCGCGATTGTCACAGTGACACCGGGAATACAGCGGAAACGGAAAAGGTCGGTGGCTTCCGAAAATGCGGCTCTGTTCGCCCATATTTCGGTGCCGTGCCGACCTTCTCGATATGCTTTGATGGAAGCAACAATATTGTCAATCTCAGTGCTGAAACCTTCCGAGTCTTTTATAGTTACTCTCTCAATAAGGTCTATAAAGGTGTTCATTTTTCCAAAGCTCATGTCACACCTTCCAATCCCGGTCGAGGCGGAGTAGCAAGTTTACTGTGTTCCAAACTTGTTGACCTGCCTGCACACTATCGGCGAAGAAACCAGCCGTCGAGCCGTCTCTGCTTTCGTAGAAATGACTCGACAACATGATTACTGCCTGTTCAGTGGTGGGCGGCATAGTGTTTTCTGTGTAATAGCCTTCAGCGACATGCTGGTAGCTCTCCGCATAGGAGACAGCGGCTTTGATGTAATGCAGCAGAAGGACGTCGTCTGCGTCATGCTCCAGTATCAGGTTTGATTTTACCTTTGGAAGAAGATTATCTGTGGTCATGCCATCCGTCTCCTTTCGGTCATTCTTCGTCTGCCACCATCAATCCCGCCGCTTTCAGTTTGGCAAGTAGGGCATTGAAATCCGTAACAAGTGTGGCTGTATCCTCAGCTATACTATCAGCTTGATTCGCAGCCGTTTTCACAAGCCCGGAAACCAACTCCGTAGCATCGGTAGGATATG